CTGGATAAAAAACTCTGACACATTTAGACAGGCAGTAGAACAGGCTAAAGAAGCACTAAAAGATAGATGGGAAGATGAGATTAATAAGCAAGTGTTTGAAGATAGGAATCCAGTAGTGCTTAACAAATTTGCTCCAATGGTTCTAAAGGATAGAGGTTACGCAGATATTAAAGATGTGAACTTACATTCAACAGGCCAGCAAGACAATAAAGTGGTTATTACTGTAGTTGATTCAGTAGTTCATGAAGAGATAGAGGAAGAGGAGCAAAGAGTTGAACATTGACCTAACATTAACTGAGCAATTCACTCCGTTCCTTGAGCCAAAAAGATACAAAGTCTGTTATGGAGGTAGAGGTAGTGGCAAATCATGGTCTATAGCACAGCTTCTAGTGCTTAGAGCATGGCAGAAGCCAACCAGAATCCTTTGTGCTAGAGAAATACAGCGTTCTATATCTGATTCAGTCTTACAGCTCTTAGGTGACACAATCGAAAGAATGGGGCTTAGAGATTATTTTGATGTACAAAAGACTCAGATAGTAGGAACAAATGGTTCACGCTTTATCTTTGAAGGTATGAGGTCAAACATTACAAAAATCAAAAGCATGGAAGGGCTAGACGTTGTGTGGTGTGAGGAGAGCGAGTCTATCACCTACTCCAGTTGGGAAACGCTTATCCCAACACTGAGAAAGAAAGGGTCAGAGATATGGGTGAGCTTCAATCCTAATGATGAGATGGATGACACATACCAACGCTTTGTCGAGAACCCACCACCTGAACCTTACATATATTCAGTCAAGGTCAATTACAACAATAACCCCTTTTTTCCACCAGAGCTTGAGAAGGAAAGGCTACTGCTTAAAGATAAGAATGAAGACCTATACAATCATGTCTGGGAGGGCGAGGTACTTTCTAACAGGGATGGTGCATATTTCGCTAAGTTTATCCAAAATGACCAGATTATGAACTTCTCTGTTGAACCTAACATTCCTGTAGATACTTACTGGGATTTAGGAATTAGTGACAGCACTGCTATCTGGTTAGTCCAGCAAGTAGGCATGGAGATTCGTGTTGTTGATTGCTATGAGAACCAAGGTGAGGGCCTACAGTTTTATATTAATTGGCTTCATGAGTGGAGAACAAAGCATCAGGCAGTCTTAGGTGAACATTACGCTCCACATGATATACAAGTAAGAGAGTTAGGTTCTGGTAAGTCCAGACTAGAGACAGCTCGTAAGTTAGGCATACACTTCAGAGTTGTAAGAAGGCTATCAATAGAAGATGGAATACACGCAGCGAGAGCAATACTACCTAAATGTTATTTCGAGAAGACTAATACAAAGGCTGGTCTCCAAGCACTCAGGAGATACCGTAAAGAGTTTGATGAGAAGAAAGGTGTATATAAACCTCATCCATTGCACGATTGGTCAAGTCACTACGCAGATGCCTTTAGATACTTTGCCATTGCCTTTAGAGATAGAAGTAAACAACAAAGAATAGGACAACCCCAAGCAAACATAAGTTGGTTAACAGCATGAAGATAGATTACTACGTAGCCTTTGGTGATTCAAAAGTCAAACATTTCTGGGATGTTTTTACTTGTCAAGGCTTTAGGCATTGTTGTGCTTTTAAATGGGATGGATTCAATTGGATATTGGTTGACCCATTAGGTCAGTGTTTAGACGTAACCATCATGCCTTATGGAAGTGAAGACGATGTTCCAAGTATCTTTAAAAAAGCTGGTTGGACAGTTGTAAGACACAGGAAAACAATTAAAGACAAGTTTATCTTCAGGGGGATGTTGACATGCGTAACAGTATGCAAACAAGTCTTGGGAATAAAAGCAGCTTGGGTAGTAACACCAAAGCAATTACACAACTATATACAAAGGAGAAATAAATGAAATTATTACCTAGCTACAATTTAGAATGGCTAGAAAACAAATTAACATTTGGATTTAGAAGTAAATCATCATTACCAGCTGGCCCACAATCATCAGCAGATAAAGCAGCTGGAGGTTTTAGACCGAAAGGTAATATTCAAGTAAGAAAACAGGTGAACGCTGCCAATCCACATAACGATGCTGCAACACCTCAAGGTCAAAGGTCAGCAGTTATGAACCAACAGACAGCAGACAGAAATACCATCAGAAGAGCTAAACAAACTAAGCGTTCTTTACTGAATGACAGTGGGTATTCAAGCACATTAGGATAACAATTAAAAAAGGAGAAATACATGAAACATTTATTACCCACTTACAATTTAGAGTGGTTAGAAAACAAACTAACATTTGGTTTTAGAAGTAAGAGGTCAGCACCACCAGCAGCACCTAAAAAATCTGAAGCTGAAATTAAAGCAGATGCTAATAGAGATAGAACTCTAAGAAATGAACAATATGCTGAAAAGACTGCAACAAAGTCTGGTAAGAGAAGAAGGAGAGGTCGTTCTCTATTAATTGCTAAAGGTAATGACGAATCAGGACTTTCAGACACATTAGGATAAATTATGCCAACATATAAGAAAAGCCCAGAAGGGGTGGTTGCATTGGTGAAACGATATGAAGTAGCCAAACAGCATCGCTCATCATGGGAATCACACTGGAAAGAGTGTTATGAATACGCACTACCTCAAAGGGAAGTATTCGACCAACACTCAGAAGGTGCTAAAAAGAATACTATGATATACGACTCAACAGCATTGATAGGAACTCAAAGGTTCGCATCAAGACTTCAGTCAACCTTAGTACCACCATTTAAGAAGTGGGCAAAGTTATCAGCTGGCACAGGTATTCCACCTGAGTTTTCTAATAAGATAGATAAACAGCTTGAAGTGGTCACTGATACTTTGTTTAGTTATATTAATCAATCTAACCTAGCAACTGAGGTTCATGAAGCATTTCTTGACTTAGCAGTAGGAACAGGAGCTTTACTGTTAGATGAGGGCGAGGGTGATGACTTACTCAAGTTTACAGCTGTGCCTCTCAAAGAGTTGTTAGTTGAAGATGGCCCTCATGGAACAATTGAGACTGTCTTTAGACTACATAAACATCCAGCTCGTAACATTAAACAAGTCTGGAAGAAAGGTAAATGTTCACCAGCAGTCAATGAGATGATGGAGAGCAAGCCAGATGAGTTAGTTCCTATTATTGAAGCGACTGTCTACAATCCTGATAAGAAGCGTTATGAATATGTCATCATTGAAGAGAATACTAAGCACGTTATCTTTGAAGACTACTTTGACGTATCACCTTGGATAGTATTCAGATGGGCAAAGGTAGCTGGTGAGCGATATGGTCGTGGGCCAGTTATGACAGCACTGCCTGATATTAAGACAGCTAATCAGGTTGTTAAGTTTGTACTGAAGAACGCTGAGAAAGAGATTGTTGGTGTTTATACAGCAGTTGATGATGGTGTTCTTAACCCTTGGACAGTTAACATTAAGTCAGGAGCAGTCATACCAGTAGCAGCTGAAGGTTCTTTATCACCTTTACAGTCTGGTGGTAACTTCAATGTTAGTGAATTAATCCTTCAAGACTTGAGAGAAAATATCAAGAAGGCATTGTTTCATGACCAGCTTGGCCCAATAGAAGGCCCAACTAAGTCAGCTACTGAGGTATCAATCAGACAGCAAGAGTTAATGAGTGATATTGGTTCATCGTTTGGTCGATTACAGATGGAGTTTATTAACAAGTTAGTTAAGAGAGCTATTGATATTCTTCAACGTAATGGTCAGATTGCACCAATCAAGGTTGGTAATAAAGAAGTAGAGATTAAAGTTATATCACCACTAGCACAACAACAAGATATGGATGAGGTCAATAAGTTGGCTCAGTTCGTTCAGTTTGCAATGATGGTTGGTGAAGATGCTGTGAAAGTTGGTCTTGACCTTGAAGCATTCCCTGAACACATAGCCAAACTACTTGGTGTTGACCCAGACCTTGTGAGAGATAAAAAGGAAAGGGAAGTTATAAAGCAACAGATGCAAGAAGAGGCAGCAATGGCTCAAGCAGCAGAGGCAGCAGCTCAGAATCCAGAGATGGCTCAACAAGTTATGGGGCAAATGGGTGGCTAAACATAAAGACTTTGACGCAATGATAGCTCGGCTATTTAAAACTCCTGATGGTAAGAAAGTCTTAAGCCATTGGGAGGAGCGTTATATTAAAGCTCCTGTCTGTGTTCCTACTCAGCCAGCTGAACAAGGATATTACAGAGAGGGCCAAAACAGTGTAATACGTACTATACAAAATGCCATTAAACGTAGAGAACATGGCGATTACTTACCACAAGGAGACAATGATGAGTGAAGATACAATACTAAGTGAACAGGAAGTAGCACCTGAAACTACAACAGAAGCTACAACTGAATCAACAGAGACAACTGAATCAACTGAAGCTACCAGTGAAGGTTGGATGATGTCTGAAGAAATTAAAGGAGAGGGCGAAGCTCCAGAATGGTTTAAAGCAAGCAAGTACAAGACAGTAGCTGACCAAGCTAAAGCCTATGCTGGCCTTGAATCTAAACTAGGAGCATTTACTGGTTCACCTGAAGATGGTTATAAGGTTGAACTTCCTGAAGGAATAGATGCTGAGTTAATAACAGCTGATGACCCAATGCTTATTAGTTTTAATGAATGGGCTAATAAAGCTGGCTTATCTCAAGAAGAACATTCCAATCTTCTAGGTATCTAT